GAGGATGATCCTCTCCTCCAAGACCACAGAAACATTGATTAGGATGATAATTACTAGTTACAATAAAAGTAGATGCATACAGGGGCATCATCCCACCTTTAGTCTCTACAAGACACTTGTAACGATCAAACCACCGTAGTAGGTGATTAATATCTATGCCTTGTGGACCAAAGTCATCGATTATCACTTCCTCTTCAAGCATGTATCCTGACCACCACTTGGTCCTGGGTTCCTTGATGTAGGCTTCTGGAAGAATCCTATGGGCTTCTCTGGATTTCCCCACACCGGGTTTGCCCCAAAACCACTTGACGTTGATGTTGGGCCGTTCTTTGGGTCTAACGGTGGAAAGATAGTTTCGTAACAGGTTGTGTCCGGAATAGTACCATGTTCCGGGATTGGAAACAATGAATTCATCCAGGCCATCTCTTCCGAGCTCCATTCCGGCAACGAATCGTCTAGCGATCTCATCCCTTGTAGAACCTCCTTCTCCTTGAGCAGGTCTTTCACCGTATTCTGTAAAAGATCCATCTTTTGAGCAGTATCTAAAATTACTGTCTGGAGAACCTGCAGCGTTTTCGATATGACATCGAGGGAGCAATCGATCCTTGATTGTATTGAAACGATATGACTTCTTAAAGATGACATATCCCTGGAGGTGTGGTGTCCCTGATTCTCCAACCTCGCGACCAACGATTGCATATCGCGACTCAGTTTCACAAACTCGGCAGATAGATTGGTATTCATCTTCCGTGTAATTGTTGAGTGTAAAGCAGTATGCTTTCTTAGGGGTTGGGGGCATTGTGATTAGAATGGTTCACAATTGACCAATATATACAAATATTGGAAAGAAGAAAAGCGGGGTAATACTATCCCGCTTTTCTTGTGCGTTGTACGCTTCTTATTAAAATATTCATTACAAATACGTAAGTGCTTACGTTATTACATTTGACTAATCTGTATCACCACTAAAAGACAAATCATGGTAAACAATAGTGGGCAGATTATACCCAGTTACCGGACTTGTCTGTAACGGCGTTGCAGTTACTAAAAATCCTATTTGATTTCCTAAAACAGTTCCATGTGTTTCTTGATCAATCTTCTGTACTCTCAACCTATGCTCGAGAGTAAAATTTGAAAACGTATTCGACAATACTGTACTCTTGTTATACAGTACTTTACCAAGTCTACGATTAAAATCAGGACCAGCATCGACCATACTTCCCCATGTGACAATGGTGGGAAGAAGCTGGTAATCAGGGTTAGAGTATAGTTGAACAACATACACTGTAACACCAATTTCTTCAGTGACAGCATCAGGGCAAGTTAATGTTATACCAATTTTACCCCCACGAATGACCAAGTCAGTCGTATCAAAAGTCACAACACCGGCACCTTCATCAGTTGCATTAAGCCCACCAGTGGCAGTCCAAAATGCTGTAGTTGGGCCGGGTGTACCAATAAAGGTTGGTAGATATAGGGTAACGAGCCCATCACCTTGGGCCGTTGAAGTAGTTGTAGTAAGTGGGCTACAACCACTGGACCTAAAATGAGTAGTCGCTAGAGTATCATTCCATAACTTACGTCTCCAAGTTCTCTTACTAAGTTTCCTAGATTTGTAAGTTAAATTTTTACCGACACCCTGCGTGGCAGTCCATGTAAGGGACTTACCACCACCACGGCGAAACCTTCGCCGTTTATTAGATCTGTTTAATCGTCTACGTTTATACGTAATACCAAAACGACCAGAGGCCTTTCGTTTGTAAGCCATAGGTAATTAACCGTCCGGATCCAGTTAACATCACCGAACGGGGGGAAGCTAAGATATATATAGTTTTTCGGTGGGACGATCGGCTTACGCAGCGGGCGGGGGGCCGCCCGCTGCTCAGCCTACTTCGCGGGGAGATTGGTGGGGGGGTCAGGTATTATTGTGGTGGATTATGGTGGTGTTTGACGTCATTGCTTACGTTTAATGGTGGTTGTTAGATGTTATTGTCAGTGTTAGTTGAGATTGTTGTGTATAAAAGCCACAAGATTTTATTAGAATTCGATACATTCAATCCTTCTTAACAAGGCAGGAATCTGAGGATGATCCTCTCCTCCAAGACCACAGAAACATTGATTAGGATGATAATTACTAGTTACAATAAAAGTAGATGCATACAGGGGCATCATCCCACCTTTAGTCTCTACAAGACACTTGTA